ATGACAGTTACAAACTTAAAAATTTTCTTGGAAAACAGCCCTGAGTTTACACAAACAAGGGTTGCAGGTGCTATTGGCGTGAGCGTTAGTGCGCTTAACGCATGGATGAAGGGTACTTATGCTGGAGATAACGGCAAAATTGAACGTGCCATTGAGCGTTTTCTCGATGCCCAGAAGGAAGCCAGCAGCGAAACCGCTAAGTTCAAAAAGGATTTCGACTTTGTTGAGACCTCGATCTACAACGATGTACACCGGAGCGTTAACCTTGCCGCTTTCCGTGGCGAAATAAGGGTGATCACCGGCATTTCGGGCATTGGCAAAAGCCGTAGTTTGGAGCATATTAAAGAAGACCGTGAGGCAAGTATGATCCTTGTAAAAGTTTATCCAGGAATGCGCAAAACACGCTTCATGAAAAAGCTTTGCGAGGCCGCCGGGTTCAGCGGACAGGGAACATACGACGATATGTTTGAAGAACTGAGCAACCGCTTGGAAGGCAGTGGCCGCTTGATTGCCATTGACGAAGCGGAGCATCTCTCGATCGAAAGTATTGACGCAGCAAGGCGCATCAATGACTTTACCGGATGCGGGATCGTGTTTGTCGGTCTGCCCATTTTTTACGACACCCTGCAAAAGCGCCAACGCGACTACGCCTATGTGTACAACCGAACGGCCATGCCAATGCGCTTGCAAAAATGCAAGGCATCAGACCTTTTGGCAATGGCCAAAACGCTGTTGGGCGAAACCGATATCCCCGACAAATTTTTACTGCAAGTATCGGGTGGCGTTGGACGCGACCTGAAGTTCATTTTGCTTGAAAGCCTCCGCGTGGCTGAGGTGAACAAGATACAACCATCCGACACACAGGCATTTTGTGCCGTGATTGAGGAGGTGCGCAAAAGTTTGGGACGCAAAGTAGCCTAGCCATGAAGAAAGCAACCGAATACATACCGGCAACAGCCAAACAGGTATCATACCTGCATGGGTTGTACAGGTCGCTTTGTTGGGACAAAGATCAGTACCAGTTCGTACTCTCGAACGACTACGGGGTTGACAGTACCAAAGACCTGAGCATAAGCCAGGCGCACGAGCTGATATGCTTACTCGCAAACGTGGTGAAAGCCGATGAGATTAATCGCGTTACACCGAAGCAGTTGACGCTTATACGCGCTAACTGGCTTGTGATCGATTATTCGAAGGGGGCAAATGGCGATGACCATCTGAATGCCTTCGTACAAAAAAGGTTTAAGAAGGCATCTGTTGACAGGCTTTCGAAAACAGAGGCTACCAAGTTGATTAAGATGATATCGCAAATGACCAAACAGGCCGAAAGCCGGAAAGGTAAGACTACTGTACTGAAGAAATTAGCATCGTGTATATACTGCCACACCACCATTATGTGGGTGCAGCTACCCAACGAGGAACGCGTGTGCTTTGATGTTGTCAGGAAGCCCGGAGGGGATTACGAAGCAACTAATTTTCACGAATGTAAAGCAAGGAGGTGATATGAATTTAAGTAGAGATATGCAGCTGTTGAGCGAAGTTATAGGCGTTGACAGCACCATGAAGGTCATTGCTAACCTTAGCGGGATCAGCCTTTATATACCTAAGCCCGATCACGCTGTTATCAGGTATTTTCATGAGCGCATTGGCGGCGATCCGAAGCGAACGGCTCAACAGCTCGGTATAAGCGAACGCACTGTATACCGCGCTATTCAGGAACAAAAAGAAAATGATGGTCAGCGCACAATATTTGACGTGTTGGCCGAGGTAGAACTAAGTAAATAACAACCTTATGGAAGATAACATTGAAGTGGTGTACAACCACGAAAAACGTCGGTTAACCATTAAAAAAGATGGTGACGTAGTTGGTGGATTTTGCGGGAAAATAGCTACCCGGATGATGGAAAAAATAGCTATGCAAAACGAAAAAATAACGATAGAAGATGGTAACGTTCAGGTTGGAGTTCAGTGAGGACGATATGATTTCGTTCTTCAAAAAGAATGAAATGCAGGTTACAACTGTAACCTATACACGGCAGGTGCCAGTATATCATAACCGATTTGAAGATGAGACGATCACAACGCAGTGTGTAATTAACCCATTCAACGGGACGGTTATCCCTGTGAGCGTAGCTTTTGAGAAGGTCGTTTACCACATTAAGAGCGTACTGTTACTCGACGGTATCAATAAGCTTACCGTTTTGAACGTTTTGCAAAACATAAAAGGTCAATCAATTAACATGAATAGCGATGGGCAAAAGTAAGTTACCAGAGGCAAGCGACTTTGTTGCAATAGCCGAAAACTACAATACAGGAGGATGCCGCTCATGCTGGTTCTATATAGATGAGCGCTGCTGTGGCAAATTGAGCCTTGTGATCAAACTACGCAATGAGGTTGAGCGTGCGCTCAAAACAGACTGCGGTGAAGACAATGTACACTATAAACTAAAATAAAATGGAAGCAATTGACATTACACAACTTACAAAGGAAGAACAGGATAAGTTATTCCTGGAACTGCAAGAGAGAAGGCGCAATGAACGCCAGAATAATCGAGAAGCTTATGAAGGGCTCAAACAAAACTTCATGATTGACATTATGGACAGGGCTGCATTTGTAGCCTCAGATGTTAGCGATTTTCACAAGTACCTTCTTAAAGAAGTAGAAGGTTTCAGGCAGATAATGGCCGAATATGGAGCAATTTCAACGAAGCAGATGAGCTTTACCCTAATTTACAGCAATCTGAAGCTTGAGGTCAAAACCAACAATCTGAAGCGCTTTGACGAACGTGCCGACATGGCCGCTCAACGGTTAATCACCTTTCTAAAGGCATGGGTACAGACCAGCGACAAAGGTACTGATGACCCGATGTATCAACTTGCCATGCTCGCCATCGAGCGCAACTCAAGAGGTGATTTAGACTATAAACAAATTTCGAATCTTTATCAACTCGAGGGTAAATTCAACGATCCTGTATACTCGGCCATTATGGAACTATTCCGCGAGAGCCATGTAACCGAAGGCACTGCTACCAACTTCTATTTCTATAAGAAGAACGAGTTGGGTGTATGGAAGAAAATTGAAATCAGTTTTAATAGGTTGTAAAAATGATTGAAATTAAGATATACAATGGTCGCTGGGAAGCTTATGTGGATGGTTCATTATTCACTTATGGAGACAGCTTGCAGAAGGTTATAGACCTATTACAGATCAATGCAGATGAATTGCAGGATGAAATTCTAAGCAATTTATAACCCACTTATGGAACAAGCCCGGGATCGTTTCCCGGGGTGGGTTCAATTAAAATTAATTTTTATATTTAGGTCAAATTTAAAACCAACACATCATGAGAAAACTAGTATTTATTTTTTTGGCAGCTACCTTGCTGTCATGTAGTGGTGGAACTAAAAGTAGTTCCACCACCGCCACTGAACAAACCGTTCAAACCCCGAAAATTGAAGTTGTTAGCCACAACGTAAAACAAGATGAGTATGGAACTACCGTTTACGCGGTTGTTAAGAACAACACCGATAAATCGGCCAGCTATATCGACATTCAAGCCTTCTTTTACGACGCCCAGGGCAATACTATTGGGAGCGGTTTAGGCAATGCTACCAACATTGATGGCGGAGCAACCAAGACCATTGAGATTCTTTGCGCCGACGACGTGAAAGCGGCTACACAGTACAAGGTTGAATTGGGTAATGTGATGTGGTAATGGAGAAAGATGTTGAAGAAATGAAACTGAAGCTTGGCGATAACTTTGATAGCTTTGTTGATAAAGCTAACAATGCTGGCAAAGCAGCTGCTGAAGCTGGTTTTACATGCGCCCAAATATTAAAGGCTAATGAAAAAATAGGTAAGGCAGGATTAACCCTTGAAGATTTACAAAATGGCACAAGAAGAAAAATACGAAGATTTGGCGGCTGAGTTTGAAGCCGATGAAAAAAAAGCCCGGGAGGAGTTTGAGAAACTGCCCCCCGAGGAACAAAAGCAGATACGCTACGAACAGCAACTACTTGAAGACAGGTGGAACGAAGTTCCCTATTAGTCTTCGCGTAGGGTGAAATAGATCACATTGCCCTTTTCTTGCCGTTTAAGTACAGTAAATGTACTGCCCGGTAGGAAAAGGGTTTCTTTTTGTTTTGGAAATGCCGATAGCTGCCCTACCGAACGGCTGTTTTTCGATTCGATTTTGAATTTATACCTGTTTTTTGTAAAATGACGCGGTTCGGTACTGGCCGATGAAAACCCGTCCCAGACAATAGTTGCCCCTTGCTGGTACTGCTTCAGTACTTCTTCGGGCAATTCTTTAATATTCCGATAAACCGCACCCTCGTATTTTGGTAGCTTTTTAAGGCTGTTGGTAAGCTCACGTTTCATTGTAAGCAGTTGGCTTTTGGTGAAACCAACGGGTGTTTCTTCTTTAAACAGCCACTTGTTCAGCTCGTTGTAAAGCGGTGCTTTGTCGGTATACGCATAAATGTAATAAGCCTGTTTGGTATTGAGACCGTAGGCATTGGCGGCAACTGTTTTCCCCTGGTCATTATTGAAAACGTCCCAGGTTTCTTTTATAAACTCATTGCTGAAGAACTGTTTTAGCCCCTCCTTTTGTTGGGTACCAATTTCCTTTTTGAGATCATCTATGGCCTTATCTATATGCCCCTGCGTTTCCTTGTCGGCCTTGTCGTACTCTTTGGCCAGCCACTTCATGTACTTTTCGTTTTTGTTGCCCATGAACTCGGCATTCTGAAGGGTGTCTTTAAGGTTCTGCCGTTCGTAATCGGTTGGCAAATATCCCCGGTTGGTACTTAGTAACGACTCTGCCATGCGCTTGGTCAATGGTATAGCTGTGCAACGGCAACGAAACCCCAGAGGCGGGTAAAACTGGAAGTCGCCCATGCGGAAGATCTTCCCATGAAGCCGGGCATGGTCAGGCCGCGTTTTGCTGTCCATTGTGGCACTGTACTTCCAGTATGGAAAGTCGTCGCTCACCTCCACCATCTTTTGCATTTGCCCGGCACTGAAGGCCATGCTGGTGTTGGTGTAGTAAATGTTTTGGATGGCTGAAGGGTTTAGCCTGGTTAAACCGGCCTTGTCAAATTCGGAATCGATTACCTTTTTGAAGTCGGCCTGATCTTCGCCCCGCTTCAGGTTGCCCGCCAGTGCTGCCTGTATGCGCGTGCGTATGCGCTGATCCTGGACGGCTGCCGTGGTGAAGGCTTGCATTTTCATGAAGGCGGCGGCGGATGGGTTGCCCTCCAATAAACCCACCCCTAGCCCCTCCGAGGAAGGGGAATCAGGAGCTGCGTAATCGGAGTGGTGCTTTTTGATCCAGCTTTCAACGCTCTTTGAACCGCTATTATAAGCGGTTTCCATTTGTTTTAAAAGTGCGTTTCCGAGTTGATCTATAAAACCCACCCCTAGCCCTAAACCCACCCCTGCCCCTCCAAGGAGGGGAAATGGAGGGGAATCAGACGTGCGATCGCGCGTCTCTACTTTTTTTTTAGGAGGGAGCGGTAATTGTCGAAGGCAGAAAGGAGGCCGTCGTAATCGTCGGGAGCTGCGAAATTTGCATCTGATGCGGGTTTCTTTGCATCTGGTGCAATTTTATTTGCATCTGGAGAGGGCGACGACGCAGCATCGCCAGTACTAAGGATGAAATCATCTTCATCGTAGCCGCGTTTTTGGAGTAGTTGGGCTGTTGGTTTCATACCTGCAGTGAAATAAATCTGGTCGATTTCGGCTGCATCTTTTGAAAGCTTCCTGGGCGACTGGAGTTGTACCGGAAGTTTCTCAACGGGCATGCCGTTAATGTTTTGAATGATAGTAATCAACTGATTTACGGCTGCAACGCAGAGTTGTTTTCCACCCTCGAGGGCATCTTCACGAATATCGAGACCTGTTTGTGAGCTACTGTAACCGCCTTTGCCCTCGACCTGCATGGTGAGGTCGGTACCTGTCCATATCTCGGCCACATTGCGGCGGAGCATCTCATTAATGTCTTTATACAAGCCGGTTGTAGATGATCGGCCAGTGTTTTTCATGCTTTCGATGAGTGTGCCATCTGGGATAGCGGCCACACCATTGTTGCGAAGCTGCACCAACATGTTTAGGAGGTCGGATATTTCTTGTTCTTTTGCTCCCGGAGGGTATTTGCCCAACCATTTATCGCGGCCATCTTCCTCGGCAAACTGCATCATAAATTCAAAGTTGCCGTTAAGCCCTACGGCCAGCCAGTAAGCAATATCGAGCATTCCTATTCCGTAAGGGTTCTCAAGAGTGGGGAGGTGCTGCACAAGAATGAACTTGTTAGGCCATGTTTCCATAACGTCGATCCCGTCTTTTGCTTGATTTGAGTAAAGCTTCAGGCGTTTATCCCGGTCGAAAAAGAAGTACTTATGTGGGCAAATCTCGACTTTTGAAGGCACTGTTTTGCCTTCGTATTCAGCCCACTCGGTAATTTCGAGCACGGCATAACCATAGTCGCGGGCTATGATCGAATTCTGTAAGAACTCCCAAGTGCTGAACTGGTCGAAAAAATCTTCGAACCATTCGAGTTGCGGACTACGCGGCTTGTTTTTCTTGACTTTAAAATTCACCTCGAGGCCGGACATGGCATCGCGATAATTCTTGAGCTTCGGAAAGATGTCCTTATGAATGGCCACCTTATCGAATATATCAATGAGTGCCGATTTCTTTTTGAGAACCAGCGAAGGATTCGGAAGCTGCTTAATGGATAGTTCCAGCTTTGCTTTTAAAATTTCAGAACCGGTTCCGTTTTGCGGTGTTGAGATTGTTGCCATAGTTGTATGTTTATCAACGGGGCATGCCCCGTTGTTAGATTGTTTGTATTTTGTTTTCGAACCTCCTGATCAGGAAGTCACGTATATCCAAGTAATCGTCGCTTTCGACGGTGTACACTTTGCGCTCGGGAATTTTGGTCCTGGGCTCGTCGCTTTGGTGATACTTCAGGTAGTCGAGCCCGGACACGAACAAGCCGCCTGTAACCTCGAACGATAGGCTACGCTTGAGTAATCCCTCGCGTTGGAGAGGCTTCATTGAGTAGCCGCCTTTTGCCTTTTGCTTTTTCGTGCTTTCGGCCAGCAGTGGCCACGATGTTGTTGGCGAACCGCCATCTTCAAGGTTTTGTTTGCCCCGGGTAACAAGCAACTGTCCGGTTGACTTCAGGAATCCCGGATCTTTAGCGGCCGTGTCGATGGCCTTGTTCAGGTTCCCGAGCTTGGCGGCCAGTTGCGACATGTTTACTTTGACTGTGATCATACCTTTTCTTTTTTTAACGCTGACAGGTCTGCGACGCTGTCAGGTTTATTCTCTTGTAAATCCTTGCAACATATTTTCTACCCGGGCGGTACGTTGGTTGGTCATGTTGGCCACGTGCACGGCGGGTGGAATATAGGCTTCGGTTGAACCGGCCTCGAGTGAGAGTGCTGCGCCCCAGAAGTAGTCGGCGTGAGAGCCGTTCTGTCGATCGGCTTGCAGACGAATGTTCCCGGAAACAGTAACAGATTGCTTGATCAACTGGAAGTCGTCCATAATGCCACGATCGGGAGGAATAAGAAACGATCCGTCTTCCAGTTTCTTTTTCATACGGAAGGCCATTGATTCCTTCACGATGGCCGTGAAGTTAACCCCTTCGATGCGGCCAGCGCCATAACGCGCCTGCAGGTGGTCGGTAATGCCTATACCCATACCTGTACGGTCGATACACAACCGGCGGAGGTTTGGAAGTTCATCAAGGAATGCTCCTATTTTGGCTTCCTGCTGTACAAAGTCGGTGCCTTGAATGGTGTAAATGTGGCGGGTAATGAACAATCCTTTGTTGACCTCCTCCACAATCCACAGCACCGAAAGGTCTTTAAAACGGCCAATGTCCAAGCCACCAAACAGCGACTTGCATTCCCAAAGCTGGGTAAATGGCATGAGTTCGGCTTGTCCGGCTTTCTCCAGGAGCGTGTAGTTTACAAAGGTTTCGTTTTCGTCTTGAGGTTCGCACATAAATTGTTGCGCCCAAATGGAATCGTCGCCCACTGAGGCGCGTATTTTTTCAATGTAGGCATCTTCTTCCTCTCGGGTGCATTTTTTGCGGAGCGATTTTTCAGCCAATCCTTGGCGAACGGCATCGACAAAAGTGGTTTTATAATGCTTCCACTGAAGCTCACCGCGCTCGAGCCGTTTGATGAATGAATAGAAAACCGAGCCTTTGCCCCTGTGAGTGCTGATGATGCGGATAGGGAAACCCCAAACCAAAGCAGCTGGCGAAGCGGCCTCCCAAACCTCCATTTCATTATCACGCCGGGCAAACTCATCGAGTACAATTTTGCCTCCTTTTCCGTGTAACTGGTTTGGACTGGATGAAAGGCCGGTTATTTTTTTACCGTTTTTGAAGTTGAGAACAAAGGTGAGCGCATCGCCGTCGTCGATCAACGAGGTTTCGTTAAGTTGAAAAACGGCGTTGAGAGCCTTAGCGTATTTTTTGCAATAGTCGATGTACTCCCGGGCGTTGGTCTCGTTGTTTGAACTGAACCAGACATTGTACAAACCTAAAACACCGGCATCGCGGACATCTTCGAAAGCCTGGACAAAGGTGAGGCCAATACGACGGCTTTTCTCGTAGAGCTTGATCTGCGAGTTATCTTCGAGCCATGCCACTTGGTAAGGCATGAAGCCAAATTGTGAGTAATCGATCTGTTTGTCCATTTGATGATTTTTGATTTGATCCTAAATTGTCAAGTCAACACCGAATGTTTGCTTGAATATTTCAGCCGCGTTTTTCTGGCTTTTGGCAGCTTCGTCGGCTGAAGCGGAGGCAGTATCGTCGGCAGCAATGGCCTTTTCGTAGTCGCGCATTTTAACCATTGAAGCCGCTATTTTGGTGAAGCTGTTCAAAAGGTCGCGACTGGGCATCACGTCGTTATTGAGCTGCTCTTTGATCTTCTGAGCCATCAGGGTAGCAATTTCGCGGGTGTCCTCGTGGAGCGATTCCTGAAACTCCCGGAACTTCTTTCGCTTTTGATCCCAAAAGCCAGTAGTAGCCCAGTTGCGAATGGTTCGTTCAGAGCAGTTGAGTTCCTTTGCAATTGCTTCGAAGGTCATCATGTCCTCGACGTACATGCGTTGAGCGGTATCGTTTAATAGTACTTGTTTCATAGTACTTGTTTCATAGTGTATGAATAAGCCAATGGGGCATGACCCATTGTTGTGCTATCGTAATTTGCGTTCCAGGGCTTTGATGTCGGCACTGATTTCTTTTATTTCACCCTGAAGGCGAACGATGTTGTTCATGGCCAGTTTGGCGCGGTCTGTTTCAATCTCGTCGAATTCGAGAATTGGCGAAAGGATGTCGCGCACCTGAATGACAAACATTTCACCCTCCATTATTTTCGATTCGCGGTCTTTCTTAAGCGCGTTAATCTTGCTCTCGAGAAGAATTCTTTCTGTTTCTAACGACATAGTTATCAATAATATATGTTAGTTTGCTTATTTCCGTAGTCAGCTTAGTTATAGCCTCTTGCATGTCCTTAAGGATCATGTCTTTCTTCTCGACGGTCTCCCGCCATTTTGCAATTTCGTTCATGTGATTCTTATCGCTCACAATCCATACGTATAGCACAGCCGCCGCTATTGGCACGCCGTTAACTAGGTTCAATAATGCTTCTTCCATAAATTGATTTTTTCAGTAGCAAAATAACCGGTTGTTATTTTTAAATCATTTTGACACAGGACATTAAATTATTAAATGGTACGTGGGTAGGTTTGTCGGGACAATTGAGAATTGAAAATTGATAATTGACGATTAAAACTTTAAGCCTATGCCAATAAGATTATTCACATCGGGGAGCCACACCACCAAGGGTGGAACGTTCTCATTTTCAAACGAAGATATAGACCGGATTTTGAACGACACCCAGAAAACGGGAGCCGATCCGATCCCGTTTGTGCTTGGCCACCCCGAGAACAACCTCCCTATTGTTGGATGGTTGCCTAAAACGGCCATCAAACGTTACACCGAGGGCGACAAGGTAAGCCTTGGTTTTGAGCGCGGTGATGAAGAAATCAGCAAAGAATCGATGGATATCATCCGCGATATGAAGACAAACAAGATTTCGGTATCGGTGCGCGATGGTGTCATCCGTCACATTGGATTAGTACCCAAAGCAGCCGTAGAGGAGAACAACACGCAGAACTTTTCGGCTGGCACGCTTACCGGTGAGTTTAGTGCCGGTGACGAAATTACGGAACACGCTCCAAGCGATTTTCAAAAGTTTTTTCAAGACTTTAGAAATGAGATTAAAACAATTTTTAAACCAAATATTAATATGGCAGAAGAAAAGAAACCAGAAGCCGTTAACGCCGATTTTGCCGCGTTAATGGAACAAAACAAGAAGCTGACCGAGCAGGTGGCCACCCTAACCGGGATGGTAGCCGGAGTTGTTGGCAAAGCTAAAGCCACCGCCGATTTTTCGGCAGAAGATTACAAGGATTTGACCCAGGCACAGAAGGATAGCGCAGCTACCATTATGGCCGACCTAGGCTCAGAAGAGAGCAAAACAGCCCTAAAGGGATTGCTGAAAGAACTAGCCAAGCCAGCCGTGAAGGTTGAAAACGGCAGTAAGACTAAAGATTTTGGAGCACCGGTGAAAGAAACCCGTACTGCAGAAGAAATCGTACGTGACCAACTTAACTCAATCAAAGCCTAAGCTATGAAGTTTACACAAATAGCAGGATCGGCCCAGAATACCGCCATAGCGGTGCCGATCATCACCAGCCGCAGCGTTCTATTGAACGACTACATTGAGTTCTTCACTAAGCCGGGTACGGCAGCTACTATCAGAACGGAAGGTACAAGCACCGATATTGCCGCGAAAACTCGTGCCCTTGAACAGGGTTACGATGCTTCAGTATTGCGCCCTCAAACCAAAACGGTTGGGCGTAAGTTTATTGGCTCTGAAATCCAGATTGACATGGCTTATGAAAAAATGGGCTATGACGTCGGTTCGGAATTCTTGAACCAACTGAAGCGCCACATGCGCGATTTTCCGAGCATATTCCACTACCTGTTGATTCATGGCGATCCGGATACTGATTCGAAACAATTTGCCGGACTCAACTTGTTGATGCCAGAAAAACAGAAAGTTGTGGCGGCAAACAATGGATTGACGCTTCTATATGGCAGCGACAATGCGGCTAAGAAATCGCAGCAAACGTTCCTGGAAAAGATCAACCTCCTCATTGAACAGTGCAACGGCACTAATAAGGTATTGATCATGAATAGTAGGATAAAGGCTTACTTCAACACCATTGCTGCCGGAGCAATTCAACAAACGGTTAACTCATTTGGCGTGCCAATTGATCGTTACAACCAGACACCTATTCACAACCTGGGCGATGTTCAAACAGCCCCTAAGGTTTACGAGCCAATTTTGAAGTTTGCCGAAACTGTTGGAACTGCAGAAGATTGCTCGTCGATCTACTGTGTGAGCTTCGAGGAAGAAGATGGTATGAGCTTCATGACTACCGAGGGTGGTTTCGAAGTGTACGATATGAGACGTGATGCAAACTGGATCAAGTCGCAGTACGAATTGATCGTCGATAGTTCACTGTTGCGCGAGAATGCCATTGCCAAGCTCGAGGGTTTGCGTTTTGATAACTCTAATCCAGCTTAACCATGAGAGCAATTACCACAATATTAATGCTGTTGCTGTTCACGGTTAGTTTCGCAGCAAACAGAACCTACACACTGAAGAAAACGCTGGCCGAGAGCGAAAGCTCAAGCGAATACTCGTTTTACCAGTTCCCGACCAAGTCGTTTGCAAACGACACGATTGCCTATGGCGACACTGTGACCTTCAACTTGTATGTCGACTATAACAAACACGTTCCGGTAGCCCCGGTACTGTATGTGCTGTATTCTAAAGTTGGCAGTGCCGACTCTATTAAAGTAACCCGGGCAATAAAGTACAGTCAGTCGGCGGCAATGGCCAACGATAACCTGAGTACGTTGGAGAGTTACTACTATACCACGTTTAAGACAACCACCAGCGCGTTTAAATTCAATGCAGCGAGTTATTACCCACAATTGGTGAGCGACTCGATAACCAGCACGGGGCTGGCCTATCCAAGTTTTTCGTTGACCCGATCGGTACTGTACCAGATCACGGTGATCCCCCTAAAGTCGGGGGCAAAGGTCAAGGTGAAAGATTTTCGATTCAAATTATACCTCGCACCTGTCCAGTTCAAATAATGAGCGCACAAGCCATTTTACACCGATACCTGATCCGCCGCCAGGCGGAGTTACCTGTAGACCCTTCAGAGCTACGGAAGCATTTGGCTTCCGTAGCCGAAAGGGACGGGCTGAAGGTAACGGAAGAGGAGCTGGATGGCCTCGTAGGGAGACCGGAGACCGGAGACAAGGAAACCGATTCGGCAGAATGGAGACGGGATAATTTAAGCGGAAAACCGGAAAACGAAGACCGGAGACCGGAGACGGGAGACCGGAAAACGAAGACCGGAAACCGGATAGCGGAGAGCGGAGACGGGGCGAAAAAGGGGCGAAATTCGAGACGCAAGTCAAAACGGGGGGATAATACCACTAAAGCCATTTGAAAGCGTTTTGAAAGCGTTTGAAAGGGTTTTGAAAGAGAATAGACACAGGACACAAGACACAAGTATCAAGACAAGGAATGAAATACATTAACCAGGAGCAATTGGACGCTTTTTTGAACGACCGTAGCCTGAAGGCGCTAGCCGGAACCGGAGGGGTGTTGGATGCTGAACTTTTAGAGAAGGTGAACAGCATGGCCACAGCCAAAATAGACGGTTACTTGCGCGGGGTATATTCATTGCCTTTGGTCGATCCGGTTGACGGGATGCTGTTGACCCTTTGCGGCAATTTGATGCGCTATTACCTGTACGAACGCAGGGACGCGGCCAATATACCCGATAAAATTCTTGAGCTGTATAAGCTGGCCATTAAAGACCTTGAGCAAATTCAAAAGCGCAATATAGTGTTGGAAGTGGCAGACCCGGAGACGGGAGAACAGGAGGCCGCAACATTGAACGCGATAGTTTACAAAACACCTACACAAAAGTTTGGATCACACTTTACGGGATTTGATGGATTATAATTATGAAAGCATTACTAGTTAGACAACGACAGATAAGCAGCGACAAGCAAACTTGTGGCCGCTTCATCATGATTAGCGAAATGGGCGATATCGTCATGCAGTGCGCGTCACTGGAGCTCCCCTGGTTAGATAATGAAAAAAACATTTCATGCATTCCTTCCGGTATATATGCTGTTGAAAAGGTTGACAGTCCAAAATTCGGCCAAGGTACATTTCATATTAAAAACGTACCAAATCGCTCTTCTATACTTATACATCCGGGTAACTTCACAAGACAAATAAAAGGGTGTGTTCTGCTGGGTGACAAGTTCACCGATCTTGATAAAGATGGAATTACAGACGTGGTTAACAGCAAGGCCACGGTAGATAAAGTAAAGAAATTTGCTGACTCATTCACATTAACTATCATTTGGATTTAATTATGAAAAACAAATTTTTCTCACTGATTTTAGGATTGATCGTTATCCTGGCAACCACCTCAATCACATCGTGTGAGCGGGTGCAAATGAACGATGCTTCAACAACCGCTATAGCGGCTCAAGTAAGTAACGCGGTATATGTGGCTCCGGAGGTAGCTCAGACTCGCGATGTGGCTTATGTGGCGGTTAATGATGTTACTGACCCTGTTGTACCAACTGATCCGGCCAATAATGATACAACCATAATGATTATCGCATCTGTATTGACAGTACTACTCACGTTGTTATCGATTCTATTTAAGAATAAAGCAGATAGAGCTTCGAGAGTGATTAACGAGATTTCGCTGGCATTGGCAGATCGAAAGGTTACTACAGATGAAATCAAAAAAATTATTGCGGCCTGGAAAGGTCAATAAGAGGGAGCTATGAATAAGTTAGTTGGATTTTCTTTAGTGGTTATTTTTCTGATTATGGCCGGGTGCGCACCAGTGCGCCCGGTCTTAACAGAAAGGATCGATACTGTTACTATTTGGGAAACCGACCGCGACACTACCATTATTTTGCAAGCTGATTCATCGATGTTTGAAGCCTGGTTCGAGTGCGACTCTATGAATAAGGTCATATTAACCAAGATGGCAGGCCATCAAGGAAAACGCATTGAGCAAGTGGTTAAGTGGCGCGAAAATTACATCACCGTAACTGCAGCCATTGATTCGCAATCCGTATATCTTGACTGGAAAGAGCGGCACGTGAAGGAACAGACAACAGATACCTATTTTGTGCCCGATCAAAAGAAAGATCATCCGTTATGGTGGAATGCGCTGATAATAATATGCGTAACGACAGTAGTAACAACTATATCAACTGTAATTATTAAATACAGAAAAAAATGACACCTGAAGATTTTGAAAACCTTTTGATCGCCGAACTGGAGCTTCAGGAGCTGCCCGTGAGGGCTTACCCTGCCGATCCAAAAAACTACTTTCCGGAGCATGATCCCGGCGAGGTGTTGGTAAGGTACGAAGGACGTAAGCCGATTGAGAGGGATTTGAGCGGTCAGCATTCAAAGGTAAAGTTCTTTGCCGAAATAGTAGTGGTTACCCGCCAGATAAGGGATACCGATGGTGCTTACGACTGGTTGCAGAAGGTATACGACACCCTTGAGGGCTGTACGCTGGAAGGCATGACTGGCCAACTAACCCTCGATGTTGAAAGCTTTATGGACGAAACGAATGGCCTTTGGCAGTTTGGACAGAAGTGGAGCGTAGAGACCGATGTGTTTCAGGAATGGAACGATAACTATTTGAATGAAAATCTGATACCTGAAGAAGAACCTGAACCATGATAACACTTGGACTAACCGACACAGTAGCATCAATTCGACAATGCATCCGCATCATCCTGGAAACATCGAAGGGTGAAGTTCCCTTCAGGCCAAATTTTGGGTTAAGCCCGGAGTTGCTCCTGGATGGACAAGCTAAGGATGTTGATATAGCTTATGCGGTAATCGACCAGCTATCCACTTATGAAAAAAGGATAAAGGTTAAGAAGGTGTTGATTGAACCTGTTGCCACTGGACACAAAAGGGCAAATATATATTATAGTATCATTGAAGGACAAATTAACGACATTTTAACACTCGAAATATGAGTTATTTACACGGAATAGAAATCAAAGAAACCCCAAGGCCGGTAGTGCTGGCCGAGGGCGACACCGCTATTATTGGGCTGGTGGGCACCGCGCCCATTGGCGAAGTTAATACGCCGGTGCTGATCACCAGTCTGGCTGCCGGGCGTACCGCCTTTGGTACCGATATAGGTGGTTTCACGATCCCTGCCGCGCTTGAGGTTATATTTAACCGTGTAAGCGCCAAAGTGATTGTAGTGAATGTACTTGCCAATGCCGATGCAACCGCGTTGCTCGACGATGGCGCAATGACGCTGGTTGACGGATACTGGGCTACCGGTATTGGAAAACCTACGCTGCCCGAAACGGCAGAATATTCCGGCGAAATTATAGACGGACTTGAAAAATTGCTCGACACAGAAGATCTTCTCGGAATGAAAGCCAACTTGGTAATCGCTCCTGGTTATTCTCAAATCGCTGCAATTTTAGCCAAGATGGATGCTGTAGCTACCAAGCTTAACGGCTTTGCCATTTGCGACGTTGTTGCCGATACGGTTACTGCAGCACTTACTGCCCGTGCCTCTGGCGCTTTTGCCGTAAGCAGCAATGCAGTGATTTTATGCTATCCGCGCGCTATTCGTTACAATGCTACCGAAGAGGCAAACCAACCCTGCGCGCTGAGCTGCTGGGTGGCCGCTGCCAAAGCCAGCCGCGACGCTGAAATGGGTTACTGGTATTCGCCAAGCAACACTGAATGCACCGATATTTTGGGTACTGAGGTGGCTATACGATCAAGCCTTACTGATTCGGCAGCCGATACCAACTTACTGAATGGTCAGGGTATTGTTACCTTGTTCCGGAGGTCGGGTAGTGGGTACCGTGTATGGGGTAACTGGACAGCTGCTTTCCCAACAGAAAAGACAATGGATGTGATGATAGCTCCCCGAGCTGTCAGAATGATGATCCGCGAGGCGTTGATCGATGCGTCGATCTCTTTTCTGGATAAAACCAACATTACCCGCATTGGGATCGATATGATCCTGAATACTGTGAACGCTTTCATTCGCGACCTGGTCGGCAAAGGAGCACTCAATGCCGGTGAATGTTATTTTGATGCTGCCAAAAACAGCAGCGCCGAAGTTGCCCAGGGACACCTGACATTTACCATTTCGCAAACATACGCTCCAAGCCTTGATAAGCTGACGTTTGAGGAAGTAGTTGATTTGGATGCATTAACCTTTTAATATCTTAAGCAATGTTGAACAGTATAACTAATGCAAATGCCTACAGGGATGGGAATACCCTGATTGGCAAATTGGAACAAATTGACCTTCCGAATATCAAGTTTAAGACCGAAGATATATCTGCCCTGGGCTTATTTGCAACCATTCCAATACCTGTAGGTTTGGAAAAGCTGGAAGCTAAATTGAAATGGAATGCAATTTATGACAATGACTGGAAAGCTGCCAGTCCGGTAACTTCATCAACAATCGTCGTGAAGAGTAATATGACCTCTGTTGATGGCACAGGTCGATCGAACCAAATCCCAGTGACCGCTACAGTTAAGGGAACTTACGTAGAGCTGCCAACTGGCAATATGAAGGCTGGTGCTAAGTTCGATGGTTCGGAGCACTTGTTGAACGTGAATTACTACAAACTTGAGGTGAATGGAGCTAAAATATATGAAGTTGATATTTTCAACAATATTATATTCATTGGCGACACTGACATTTTGGAAAGTTTTAGAGCTAATCAATAATGGCATTCGTTGATGACATAACAGGCGCAGAAGCCTATAATTGGGGTGAAGCTGGTGTTTACCAGCTTGAAGAGAGTGACCCGGTTCAGGGCGGGGCGGATGGCATTGCCAACCGCCAAGCCCGTGAGCTGGCCACGCGAACCAGGAACCTGCACAATAGGATTGAGGCCATTGAAGATGCCGACTTTTTGAATGCAATCAGGGGGGGCATTGATGCCAATTATGATACGCTGAATAAACTGAAGATTTATATTGATAACCTCAATCCAGAACAGGTAGACCTTGATGCTCTTGAAACCGAATTGAGAGCTTATGTTGATGGATTGACCTATTTTCCTGTGTACCGAGGCGCTTCATTGTTATCAGCATCGACAATTAACTGGGCTACAAGCACTCCTGAGCGTTACATGACACTCACTGCAGCTACTCAATTGGATGCTTCTAATTTGATAGCCGGCAAGACAATAGGATTAAAAGTGAGTGGTGCGTACGCATTGACCTTTACGAGCAAGTTTCGCAAGGTAACCGGTTCTCCTAGTCCGTTGACCACTGCGACCAATTACATACAGATGAAATGCCTTAACGATGCATCTGGTTCTGAATATATAGCATACACAGTAATGTATTTGCCATGATTTATGACGCTGGTTTACTAGGCACATTTTTGCCATTTACGCTATATTATCTGAAAAATAACAACTTAATGGAATTGGCGGCTATTGGTGAAGTGGTCAAATTTCCATTACAGCGTTACGGCATCAAAGCTCTCAGGTCAAATATGGATGGTTCGGCAATGGTATGCGCAGACTTGATGACTCACGATCCACCGGTGCAATGCGATGCTTATCAATACAATTTCGCGACTGGCAGTTTTAGTTTTCTGACTTCGCGCCCAGGTTATGCAGGGATGGAAGTATTTTCAAATATAGTAAAGCTGTATGGCGAAGCAAAAGTGACGCTAATTGGCGGGGTAAACCGGATCGTTGAGTTAGTACCAAGCAATAGCCCGATATTGAGCCGCGACGCGTTTTTGTACTATTACTATTCAGGTGCAATTTGGATTAACAATGGTGATAATACATGGAGCAGCCTAATTACCGATTCGCAGCCGGTACGCGTTCAAAAAGTGGGGACAGATTACTATTACGGCGTTGGGGCTGTGCTCAAAGATCAAAATGGAGCCGTGATAACCTTCGATGACAATATCGTTGATTTTTATATTTCCACGACGGAGAGCGTAGTTCTCACCACCGATGGTGTATTCTGGCTCGACGGCTCTTTTAATATTGTGGCGCAGGCCGCGCTAGTTGGTGTCGGGACAGGATCGATGCTTACAATGGCTGGTGGTTTCTTGGCCATCAATCTCAGCAGTAAGATCGTGATATTCCTGGGGCATAATTTATTTCATGAAGTAGCCGCTGCAACATCATTTGTTGCAATTATGTCGAATAATAATTAACGCAGATATGGCAAAAAAGATATTAGGCACAATAAGCATGTATGGCGGCGGAGGCTCTGGAGCCGATGCACCGGCACTTGTACTCGAATGTGATTATAATTCACAAAACGATGATCCGGGATTAGATTTCGCGGACAATTTTGATGAAGGAATTTGGGACTTTAATTAACCCCTCAACCCCCTGAGGGGGGGCAAAAAACCTAATGGGGACTTTAAAATAAGGATTTAAAAAATAGTTAGTTATGGGAAAATTACAGATAAGGCGCGGGGCGCAAGTGCCCGCACAATTGGCAGCCGGTGAGCCGTTCTTCGACGGCACCGATCTGCACGTAGGAAAATTGGCAGGAACTGGTGGAAACCAGAAAATTGGCGGCGAAACCGGGGCAACAATTAAAACCAAGCTCGAAGCCCTTCAGGGCGATGCTCGGCTAGATGCAAGCGCGATTAAGAATTTACCTACCGGAGAAGGTGGCGGAGCTACTACTACTATCGTTGAGTGGGCAATCGGCGATGAAAAGCCAGTCCTTGATGCTGATTGGGTAGTAGGCGACTTTATAGAGGGTAAAACGCATGTTGTAGCGTTATATTCTTTGGAAGACAACCGACAACTGGCTGTAATTAGCATTGCGCGAACTAGCGGTGCAACCTTCACTCCCTTTAATAATTTCAATCCGTCAGAACCTATAAGGGCGAATGCAGCCGGCAACATGGCATATATAGTCTTTGGCGAAAATACAGAGCTATATGTCATTGACGCATTCGGCTCATACAAAAAAGCAATATTTACAGTAGCAGTATGGGGGGCACTAATTGATAACAGCAACAATGTCTATATATATTATCAATACGGTGGCAATTTCAGGTTAAGCAGATTAACTGCTAGCTTAGAGATAGATGATTCAATCTATATAGATTTGGGTGGTGAACCACATGAAGCAACGATAAATGGGGATTACATCTATGTTCATGAGTTTTATCAGATTGAAAATGTTCATCGTATTTTGCGATATAATAAAAACACATTTGTAGCAGATTCTGCCTTCAACGCTGCGGCACTCTCTTTCGACGAGATTGGAACATTTTATGTTGATCAAACTACGCTATATGCATACACATACAGCGTGGCTGATGAACGTTACAGCTTAATCAAGTTAAGCCTTGCAACTGGCATTGTTGATCCTGCATTCACACCAGCTCTAGATGCTACCGATGATATAAATGTAGTTGGCAGCTATGACGGCTATTTGTATCTTCATTCGAATAATCTCAACGATATTATTCGAGTGAACCAAGCAACTGGTGCCATTGACGAATTATATACGGCAGTAATGGGTGACATACACCCATACGAGTCGAATAACACACATTCGAGAATTTTAGGACACTATCTGTATTTATTTGCTGCAAATGAAGATGGCGCTGCGCTCTCAGTAATTGATTTAGAAACCAATACACTACTTTCGACAACGAATTACCTCACATGGTTCGAGCCGATTGCTTCGGGGTTCTACGGAATTGGCCCCGAAGATGGCGCGTTGAAGCGTTATAACCTTGACGGGTCCAAAGTGCCAGCACCATCGGGAGATTTTATAATCGACCGCGTTAACAGGGCATTACCGGCACCAACATCCGGCGTAATTAGCAGCGCTGGAATTCACTACGTAATTAGCGACCAGACTCCGGGTATCACGCTTCGCAAAGGATCGATGCAGGCTGGTGATATGATTACTATTTACAACATAGGCACTCAAGGTTTGTTTATTAACGCCTTATTGTCGAATTATCAAATAAATCAAGAGCTACAGGCGAAAAATTTTGCACAGTTCTGCGTGCTTGAAGATAGAGGCGAGTTGGCACTTGCATACATGTATAGTAGTAGTTATATCGGTTTAAATTTATAATATGACAAATTCAAAAACCAACCAGCCTGCCAAAGAAGCTGCGGCGGCTGAAACAAAAAAGTTTAGCGTAGTACTTGAGTCATCAAAGAGTACTCTACATTTTACTAACGTTGTAGCCCGCAAAGTTGAGGCTGGCGACATGCTGACCGCTCAGCGGATCAGTGGAGCTAACGAGGGCAATGCCTTTACACTGGCTATAATTGCCCAGGTATGTACCTTCGATGGCAAAAAGCTGACTTACGAAGACCTTCAGCATTTACCCTTTGAGGATTTTTTAGAATTGCAGAGCCAATTAATGGACTTACAATGGATGGGCTCAAAAGAGCAATTATCATCCTTTGTAGAGAAGTACAGTTAAGCGATCAGTTTGTATTGCACCTCACACTTGATGAGGTTAACGATTGGCTCGAAGATTTTAATTCATATTTGAAAGATATAAAAAATGGGTAGCTGAATTATGTTGCCCTTTTTTTCAACAACTCTTTTGCAAGGTAATAAGCAAATAAGACCAGCCATAAAGCAGGGATGCCAAAAACAACAATAGAAAAAGCGATAGCAGCCATTTGATTAATTTTCTACAAAGGTATGAATAAAATTAATATAGACATAGTATTCAACGCAATCAACAAGGCAAATACCGGCATTGACCAGGTGACAAACCGGCTTGGAAAGGTGAACACCTGCATGTGGAAGATGAACCAGATGAGTGAGCTTTGGGGAAGGATGAGCGATACAATGGGGCAGCTATCGGCACCGGGCGTTGAGCTTGAAAAAAACATGGCCGAGCTAAGCGCCATTACCGGCATTGCCGGAGATGACCTTAAGCAACTGGAAAAGACAGCCCGGCAGGTAGGACGATCGAGCGGGCTTGGTGCCAGTGGTGCAGTAGAAGCTTATAAACTGCTTGCCTCTCAGATTGATGTTTCAAAAATTGGAATGGACGGGCTGAATGTGCTTCAGCAAAAAACCATTACCCTTGCCCAGGCATCGGGATTAAGCCTTGCCGATAGTGCCAATGCGCTTGCAGGTACAATCAATCAATTTGGACTGGAAGCCGATCAGGCGGACAGGGTAATTCAGGCATTGGCCGCAGGTGCTAAATATGGTGCTGCCGAGGTGCCAGACTTGGCACAATCGTTCAAGGTGGTTGGTGCGGCGGCAGCAGTTGCCGGGCTATCGGTAGAACAAACAGGCGGGGCGCTGGAAACCCTGTCAAAGATGAATATAAAAGGTTCAGAAGCCGGAACTGCTCTCCGCAACGTGCTACTGAAAATGCAGACCGACCTAGGGTTTGATTTCAAAGTTACCAAGCTGTCAGATGCGTTAAAGACATTGCAAGGCCGCGAGGGCGATGCCGCCTATATGGCCAAGATATTTGGAGCAGAAAACATAGCTGCAGCCCAGTTTTTGGTGAAGAATGCCGACACAGTGGATGAGATGACCGCGAGCATGACAAATACCACCACAGCAACAGAGCAAGCAGCAATCATGAACGATACATTTGCTCACAGGGCTCAGGTTTTAAAGGCGAAATTGAACGACCTCTCCATATCGTTTTTCAACAACAATAAGGGGATGATGCAGATGGTTGAGATGGGTGGCCAAGGTGCGCAAATGCTAACTTCATTAGCTCCAATCGGTAGTTTCGTTTCTGGTAGCATGGGTATGATATTCAAAGGTGCCAAAGGAGCGACCTCTGGAATAATTAACACGGCCAAAGCTGCCAGGCTAATGAGCGCAGCAATGGCTGCCGGAAAGCTCGGTACCTATTCCGATTTAATTGCACGTTATGGCGCTGCCGGGAAGGTAGCTGCTGTGGGGTTAAAGATTTCGACCATTGCACAAGGCGCATGGAACGCCATTACCGGCTTCACCACGGCCACAATGGTTCCGCTTATAGCCAGTACCTGGGCATGGACAGCCGCGCTGCTGGCCAATCCAATTACCTGGGTAGTGGTTGGAGTGGCCGCATTAATTGCCGGGCTTGCTTTGGCATGGAAACACTTTGACGGTTTTCGCGGCGCGGTGGTTGGTGCCTGGGAAGGAATAAAGCAGTTTGGAGTGATCTTGTATCAATCGATCGTTAACCCTCTCAAGCAAATTATTGGTGGCATTGGTACAGTTGGTAAAGCCATTGGGTTAATGTTTAAAGGCAAATTTGGCGAAGCTGCTGCAACAGCCAAAGAAGGCTTTGCCAGCATAGCCGAGGGCGCGGTGAAATCATCGCCAATTGGTGTGGCCGTACAGGTTGCAAGTCGCCGGCAGGAGATAGTTGACAAAGCCGCTGCCGGGTATCAGAAAGGGAAAGCCATGACCCCGGGTAAAGGGAAAAAGGAGACAGCAGACAACAGACAGGAAACCGGAAACGGGATCAATGGCCAGATGTTTGCCATACCGAAACAGGGAGCGGTTCAGCCAACCATGAAGGTGGTTAAGGCTCCGGGTATGATCAGCCCTGTAACCATGCCACAACCTGCAGGTATTACAGTTCCGGGAGCAGTGGCCATGAATGCGCCTTCAGTTCCGGGAATGAATAATCCGGGTAATTTACAGGTTTCACCTGTGGTAAAATCTGTACCAGAAATGTCGATTCCGGGAACCATCGATGCAAAACAACCATCGATGAAAGCCGTGAAAGCTCCGGGCATGGTGTCGCCATTGTCGGTACCACAACCGGCAGGGATTACAGTTCCGGGAGCGGTGGCCATGAATACGCCTTCAGTTTCGGGAATAAATATTCCGGGTAATTTACAGGTTTCACCTGTGGTGAAACCTATGCCAGAAATGTCGATTCCGGGAACGATAGATGCCAAACAGCCAGAAGCTAAGCCGATGGATATTCCGGGCAATGTGATCCTGAACGTTCAGAAGATTCAGGCTTTGAATTTTCTGGGAGCGTTGAGCTTTGCGCCTCCTAAAAAAATCGATGAAAAACAGGCAACCAAGGCCACCGGTGGCATTGTTGATTTGACAAAATCAATCACCACCAACATTCAGAAAAATGAGACGAACAACAGTACTGCCAACCAAACCAATAACGATAGTACTGCCAAAATACAAGTGACGTATAGTCCACAAATAAACATCAGCAGCGCAATGGATGCAAAGGCGACCGATGACCTGATGAAGATGCTTGCCGATAATAAGGATGAGCTTATGAAGCTTATAAATGAAGAAATGAGACGTAACGATCGATTAAGATATGCCGGATAGTAAAGAGTTATGCAGGTTTGGTGATGTGGTTTTCACTATGTCGGATTTGTTGACTGGGTTTGATGAAACTAGTGGTTATGACTATGTGCAGCACGATTTGGCAACCGGCAAACCAACACTCCAGCCAGTGGGCGAACAGTTGAGCCAGATCAATCTGGCCATCTCATTGCGATCGTTTATTGGGAACGATGTTCCCGGGATGATCGATACCCTTTATACACTAATGCGCGGTGGTAAATCGGCTAAGCTTGTTTTCGCTTCCGGCATTTATCAGGGCGAATACGTGGTGAAGCAAATAGCCTCGAAAATACTGAGGGTTGACCGAAGTGGATCGGTGGCCAGCGCAGACCTTACGCTTAACCTGCTTGAGTATATAGACCGGCAGGTGGTGAGCTACAAAAAGACTGAAAAGAAAGCGGCAGGATCGGGAGTGAAACGGCAGGTGAAAACCGAGCCGGTTCCGGCTCCCAGCCAGCAACAATATACAACCATTGGTTACATGCAATACCCGGTATGATGGCTACGAGAATGTACTACATAGCAACAGACAATGACAGGTGGGATCACCTGGCTTTCGACTTTTATGGCGACGCTTCGCTGGTGGAGCCATTGTTACAAGCTAACCCGGCGTGGGCTAGGTTACCAGTACTGGAAGCCGGACTGAAGATCATTATTCCACCCAAGCCGGTGGTTGAACAAACCGAAACATCTGTAAAAGCTCCTTGGAAATGAATAAACCGGTATACAATATAATATATGAAGGAAAGGATGTAGGGAAGGACTTTGCACCGATCCTGAAGCAAGTAGAATTCAAGGAGTACCTCGAAGCCAAAGCAGCTGAGATCACGCTCGACTTTGAGAACAAAGCCGGTAACTTTTTTAATGATTGGTACCCCGCTGCCGATGACACCATAAAGGTGAAGATGGGCTTAGAAGATGGTGATCTGATTGATTGCGGTTTGTTTTATGTGGATGATATAACGCTGGCAGGAGGCCGGATTGGCGACACTTGTACCATCAAAGGGATGAGCGCAAAAGGTTCAAGCATTCACAGCGACGTGCAGAAAGTGAACCGCGAAGGGCAATCGATCCAGACAATAGTGAACGAGATTGCATCGGCATTGGGCTACACGGCCAAAGGTGACTTAGCCGGAACATGGACGGGTGTTCAAAATGGGACAGGCCTCCAGTTCCTTCAGCAACTTGCTAAAGAGACCGGGCGCATTATGAAGGTGGAAGGCACTGAATTGGTGTTCTTCCTGCTTTCGAAGGTGCAAAGCGGCTCGGTTGTGGCCACTGTCAATAAGGCAGATGTAAAGGATTACAACATTACCGACCAAGCCAAAGGGCGGGTTGGTAAAGTAACCGTTAAAAGCTGGGATGCTTCGAAAAAGCAAATGGTAGAGGCTACTCATGATACAGGCGTGGCCGGTGGAGGATCGCAAACTATCTACACCAATGCAGCCGATAACAACGCGGCCAAATCGAGAGCTGAAGCAGCCGCTGCCGATGGCACTAAAAAGGGTGTGACCTTTGAATTAACCGTCCCGGGCGATGTCCGTCTTCGGGTTGGTGTAAGGATCAATACGAAAGGTTGGGGTCGGTTCGATCGCTCCTGGTACATTGCTGAGGCTACTCATACGGTTTCAAAGAGCTCAGGTTATTTAACTAAACTAACTCTCCAAGAATGATAGAATTCGGAACAGTTAAGAGTGTAGATGCAACGAAGGCAACTATAGTGGTTGAATTTCCGCATTTAGAAACTGAAGCAACTTGCACGGTAATAGTTCCCACAACCGGAGCCAACGCTGTTTATTATCTTCCTTCGAAAGATACGCAGGTAGTTTGTTGGCTGGAGACTGGTAAGAACCTTTGTTTGGGAGCTGTCTTCAGTGAAGCCGATCCGGTGCCGGACGGGGTAGATGCAGACACCCAAATACAGCAGTTTGGCAATTCACAAATCATTTTCAAAAAGGATTCAATTACCTTTAAAATTGAATCCATAACCATTGAAATGGACAAAGATAAGATCACCCTCAACGGAGCTCAAAAAGGTAGTTTTTTGACCGATATCAATGCGTTGGTTTCAAAATTAAATACACTTGAAAGCCAATTAAATAACCTTAAAACGGTTTTTACAAGCTGGGTACCGGCACCAATGGACGGGGGCGCAGTATTAAAGGGTTTAATCACCACTTGGGCGACTCAAACCATAACACCAACGCAGGTAAGCAATTTAAAGGACGATAAAGTAAAACACTGATGACTAAGGCACAATTAGCAACGAATATCAACAATCGGGTGCAGCAGATTCACCCAGGAGAAGGCGTAAACGTAGGTGAATTGGTTTCGACCATCATCGCCGATGAGGTTGATGCCTACTGTAAGGCGATGACCGTTTCAATAACGGTACCGGCAATGGCGGTCACCAATAATACTACTGAGTCAGTTCAATTAACTGCTACAATACAAGCATTATGAGTAACTATAATTTCATAACAAAAGACCCGGAAACGATTTTGAGCGATATAATCGCTTTGTTTCAATCCAAGGCCGGAACAGCGTTGAACGATGCCGATCCGGAGCGGATACTCATCGACATTATGGCCTATCGTGAGGTTCTCACGAAAAACCAAATGGAGTGGCTTATGCACCAAAATTTTGTGCAGCTGGCCGAGGGATTGCTGCTCGATTATTGGGGCGCTCTTTTTGGCGTTACAAGGATCACCAATGAAACGGACGATGCTTATAGGGCTAGGATATTGGCCGCAAACAAGGCGGTTGGTGTTGGTACAAAAGCGGCTTATAAGTCACAAATTTTGAGTTTGACCAATGTGGCCGATGTACTATTATATAGTAAGAACGATGATCCAACATTGTTACCAGGGCGCGTCCGAATAGTTCCCATTATGAAAGTGGTTGATGTGGGTACTCAAATAGCCTACGGAGAGGTTCACGATACAGCGCTGGAAATAGCCGTGCTAACTGCAATACTAACCGATGAATTTGGTGTGGTTGGCAACGTTTTCCATTTTTCAGAGGCCACACCGGTGCCTATCGATGGGACTGTTTCGGTAAGACGTGCGATCGGTTTCGATGCGGCGACATTCGCTGCAAATTTGGAGTTTCAAATCGCTCGCTATTTTGGCCAGTTGAGCCTTTCGTACACTGCTGAATTTGGTATTGTAGCACTCACGAGTTACTTAAGCAATGCCGAAGGTTTAGGCCAGGTTTTGAGCCTCACGTTTGATGTAGATGCACTGGCTGAAGGCGAATTTTACCAACGCGGTGCGATAACCGTTAATATAGAATAGTATGAGCCACATAGTACCGGAAAGCATTCAAACCATTTCGACCATCGCCCTGGATGAGACCTACGAAGCCAGGCTTTCATTGATGCGGCCAGAGCAACTTTACATCGATTTGGCACACGAGACCAACATGATCAAGCTACAACTGTGGCTTGAGATGTTTGGCATTTCGATGGATGCTATCCCGGAAGGACTTTCAACAGTTGAATATCAGCGGTTATTGCAGAATATCATTATCATTTACCGGTTATCAGGGACAAAGAGGTCAATACAATTATTATGCACTGTTTTAGGCGCTACCAGCGTGGTAGTCAATCAAACATATATTTTAAAACATGACGGCACGGCCAGTTATAACGGGCTTTGGAATTACGATTCAGGCACTCCTCACCGTCATTTCACGGTGAGCCTGGATGTCTCCGGCATCGTTGCTGTGGATCGGCCAGCGTTCATTGACAAGTTGAGTAAATTATTTGAAGTGTTTGAACCAATATGGATATGGCTTGAAAGCATCAGCTTTGACGGCCAGAGCTATAATTATTCAAACAATTTTGATTTTAACCAGGAGATGATCGATTTAGACTTTAACCAGGATATGATCGACTTGGATTTTTGGTAAAAAACCCGGACGGGTGCTATATTCAAAACAAAACTCAGAGAGTTTTAATCCGGAATCCCGCCCGGGTTAAATCTTCATCTCTGAGTCACTTTGTTAAGAATATAGCGCCTCAAAAGTAATAATTTATAATTTAAGAATATAGCATGAAAACACCGATTTCTTATTATGGGGGCAAGCAAAACATGCTCAGGCATATATTGCCCAATTTACCAGTTATGAACCTATACTGCGAGCCATTTGTCGGTGGCGGAGCGGTTTTCTGGGCTAAGGATCCCAGCAAGGTCGAAGTAATTAACGACACCAACAGAGAGCTAATTAATTTTTACGAAGTTGTTCAAAATCAATTCGTTGACATAGAAAAAATGGTGAGGATTACGCTCCATTCACGTTCATTGTTTAATGATGCTCAAGTTGTTTATAACAATCCGCACATGTTCGACCGCGTTAAGCGGGCGTGGGCTGTGTGGGTGCTTTCTACTCAAGGTTTTGCGGCCAAATTAGACGGCTCATGGGGTTACGATCTGAAGGATTCGACCGTACCAACCAAGATAAACAACAAGCGCGAAAGCTTTACTGAAGAACTGGCCATAAGGCTTCAAAATGTGCAGATAGAGTGCACAGATGCGCTTAGGGTTATTAAATCTAGGGACTCAAAAGATTCGTTTTTTTACTGCGATCCACCCTACTACAATAGCGATTGTGGCCACTATGATGGGTACACTTTAGAGGACTTTGAAAGCCTTTTAAAAGTGCTTTCAAACCTTGATGGAAAGTTTTTATTAAGTAGTTACCGGAGCGATATTTTGGCCAAATATATGGCCGAAAATGGTTGGTTTCAGAGTGATTTTGAAGCAACGGTGAGTGTATCCAGAAAGAAGACCTATTTGAAGAAAAAAGTTGAGGTTTTGACCTCGAATCTTCCACTGATTTCTTGACGAGCGACAAAAATTCTCAGCGAAAAATTCTCAAATTCGCTGAGAATTTCTCAAATTGGCGGCGAAATAATAAAATTTAAGAACCATATTAAGGTGTCCAAAGAATTTGGTGAACTGCCCATGGTTCAGTGTTATCCAGGCAAGTTAAATCAGGCATTTTTAAACATTTTATCAAATGCAATTGATTCGATTGAAAATGAGGGTTCTATTATTATTCGAACTCATTACGAAGATGGGAAGGTGGTTGTTCAGATTGAAGACTCTGGTAAGGGAATTGCCCCGGAAATTATCGATAAAATATTCGATCCGTTTTTTACCACCAAGACTGTTGGGAAAGGAGTGGGTTTAGGTTTGTCGATTACTTATGGCATTATTCAGGAACACAATGGAAAAATAAATGTAAAAAGTGAATTAGGTAGTGGAACTATATTTACAATTTTACTACCTTGTGACGGGAAATCAGGTTAA